CAACATATAGTACCACTACATCTAGTAGCACTATATATAGTAATTAATTGGCATTAAATAAATCTAGTGTTACGAATACGAATACCACCCCCTCAAATTAGCATTCCCATTGCTTGTCCTATAATCTGTAATATGTTGCGTTAGAGGGTTTATGTTTCCTAGGGTTTAGACTTAAAAGCCCTGTTTCACTACTTATTAGATAGTATGTCTAAAAGTACCCCAGTTATTTTTCTAAATGGATATGGCATGGGCTGGATTGCTAAGGATTGTTAGATAACACTGAATAAAAAATATTTAAAATACTTGTAACCTTTTGTAACTGCATAGAGTCAAAGCAGTATGAAACAAACAAATACAATTACATTCATGATAGGTGCAAGCGGGAGCGGTAAGTCTGCCCATGTTGCTAAGGAAGCAGCAAGGACTAATGCGTTCGTGATTGACCCCGATGAAATCAAGGCGAAACTAAACAAGGACCAACCACTGTCAAAAGATGTCAACGCGGAGCTGCACCCAGCAGCCAGCGACATTGCAGCAAAAATGCTCGAAGCGTATTTTAATAATACTGAAGCATTCAAAGATAATTACAGCTGCAACAATGTCATATTTGATAATCGTGGTAAGTCACCAATAAAAGTACTGAAGAGGATACAAGCAGCAAAAGAAGCTGGACTAGCTGTAAAGGTTATATACGTAGAAGTAGAACTCCTTAATTGCTTAATCAATGTATTCATTAGGAATCTTAAAAGCAATAGGGCGATGTATCTTCAAGAAGTAATTAACGCTTATGATTCCATGAAGATATCAGTTGCAATATGCAGGATGCTGCACGTTACAGGAATCATTGAGATGCAAACAGTGCAAGGATACAGAAGAATAAAATCAAAAAGAATATGTAACCTTCTCAAAGTCGGGAGGGTCTAAACAATATGAAGGGACAAGATATGAAAACTATTCAAGAAATACAGAAGGACTGGGCAGGCGCATTCGATACAGTCAAGCTATCAAGCGGGGAGATTGTAGAGGGCAAAGCAGCATTCGAGATTTACATAGAGGAAGGGCTAACAGTTTATCAAGCGCTTAGTAAAACACTAAGAGAATTTATCAGCGGTAAAGAGATATATAAATACTGCTTCGAGAATTTCATTCCAACAAATCCAATCAAGAAGGAGGTCAAATAATGGGAGCAGGTAATTGTTACCCAGCTGCATGGAATGCAATCAACACGACAAAGATAAAGAACGATGATTGGGTCGTGGTCCATGCACTGCGAGATATATTTAAGGGTGCTAATCACTTCGGTGGGCATGCGTTCTTATTAAACAAGAAAACAAATACTGTTTACGATGACTGCATCAGCGCTAAATATATTGATGGTTCTGTTGATGGTGTTGTTGATGGGATGCCATTCGATGAGTATGTAGAGAAAACATTCGTAGTAACAGAGGGTGAGTATGTTTACAAAGAATATACTAGAAAAGAATTAAACAAAGAGACTGCAAAGGATATGGTTCACATGCCATTTGATTTAGCTAAAGAACAATGGAGCATGAAGCCAAAAGAATTTGCTAAGAGATTCCCAGGGTATGAGAGCTGGGTAGATTACATGGAGAATTATTTTCAACCAACATTCGAGCCGCACTGGGTCAAGCTGCGTGAGATGCACAAAGCAGATGAAGCTAAGAAAAAAAAGGTGTAACCTATTTCAAATTTAAATAGTCTAAGTTACGTGAAGGAAGGAAAACAAATGGAAGAAAAAGAAATTGTTTGGGTAGATATATTCGGCAATGAAGTTAAGAGAGATGTGTATCAGATAACTGGTGCAGGTGCAGACACTATGAAATATAAAGAGGAGCTTAAGTAATGATACAAATTACAATCGATACAAACAACGCAGCGTTCGAGGATGCCTTCCACTATGAAGTAGGAACCATCCTAGATAAAGCTGCGAAACTTATTTACAAAGTTGAAGAAGGAGGATTTGAAGTTCTCAAATTAAAAGATACTAATGGAAACACTGTTGCAACAGTAGAACTGGATGGTAAGTAATGAGTTATTGCAGATACAATATTCATGTAAATATATGTAGATGTGGGGGATTATATAAACGTGTAACCAATAATGAGTTGGTCGAGTCTAAGTAGTGATGATAAAAAAGGAAGGTAAACAATGAGTGCGCAAGGGATATTCATTCTTGATGGGATGGACTCAAGACCTAAGAGCAAGAAGCAATTAAAAGAATTAGTTGCTGCTGGTAGGTTAGATATGATTGCATTAGAACAAGTCAGTATGTATGGCGAACAGTTCGAGGGCAGACTAACTAAAGAAGCATTAGAAAAACATGGAGATATAACTTTTGTTGGACCAAGTCCATATAGCAAGAGAGATTTCTTCGGTAAGTTTTTCATTAACAAGAAGGGTGAAGTCAGTGTCAGTTAAAGATTGGGAGATTGAATTTATATACGATGATAGCGGCAGGTTTATTAAAACAGAGCGTGTTGAGTTAGACAAAGAGGAGAAATAATGACAGAACAACAAGTGATACAACAATTATGGATGTGCTTGCTAAGAGGTTACACCTATGATGAAGCACAATTACACATAAAATCATACAGTGAAGGCATGACAACAGAACGTAAAGTTGTAGTTGTTGAGAATAAAGAGTAACCATAATTAAATTATTAAGTCTAAACAATATGAAGGAAGGAAACTAAATGGATAACTTAATCGGACAAAGTTACAAAGAGTTCTTGTCAACTCATAAAGATTATGAGAAAGCAGAACAACACTATACAAATTTAACTAATGAAGAAGCAATCGTGTTTGTTCACAAAAAGAAAATGATTGCTACTGCATTCAGTGGTAAGAAAGCAACACAAGACTGGAGCTATAGATTCAGAGATGAGAGAGAGCGCAGAAAATATATCCAAGATTATTTTGTTAAGTGCAAGCAAGCACAAGAACTAAAGATAGAGAGAGCAGCTGCAAGAATCAACAAGAAGAGAGAGTTCTTTGCATCAATTAAAGAGGGTGACATCTTTGTTGATAGCTGGGGTTACGACCAGACCAACGTTGATTATTATGTAGTAACTAAAAAACTAAAAGCATCTATCAAGGTAAGACAGATAGGAAAAATTGTAGAGTATGGGTCACATGGTGCAAACAAAGTAACACCAAATCCATTGCATTACTTATCATCTGGTGAAGAGATGAACAAGATTCCACAAGATGGACACATAAAAATAGATGGATACAGATACGCTGTGTTATGGGATGGAGTTCCAAACCATGAGACTGCAGCAGGATGGGGACATTAAATGATATTAAAAGATGTTATAGAACATTTCTATAATGGCAGTGATAGGATTATCAGTGCAAGATATGAAGGTGAAGAAGAAAGATATCTCTTTTTTAATGGGGTGCAATTTACTAAAGAAGAAGAAGCATTCTATAGAAAAGTTAATTACCCTTTACCAATTATAGATACATACGAACTTATAAGAAAGAACTCAGCACCTTGTCCTAGTTGTGGTGCAAGGTAGAAAGGATATTGTTTTGAAAAGTGTAGAAGGATTTATAATACTCACCATGTTCACTGCGTACATTACCTATTTGTTTGTAGGATTGTACACAATCTATGGAAACTGGAGAGAGTTAAGACATGCTAGAAAACAACAAGACTTATTAAATTAAGTTGTGTATAATATACACTAAAGAATGTATAAGGAGGTTACGTTGTCAAGTATATGTTATAGCTGCGGCAGACATACACAGATAATAAATGCCAGGCATGTTTGTTTAAATACTTTGTGCAATATGTATCTAAAAGCACAAGTAAAACAGCCAGTAAATGTGTAACTAAATAAAATTAAAAGAGTCTAAATATTAAAGGAAGGAATACTATGAGTGACCCTATATGGGATGATGACAGTCTAAACAAATTGATTGCTGACATGGGTAGTGGAGATATCTCTATCGATAATTCAGTCAAAGAGTTTATTCAAGACCAAGTCAAACAAGGCAAGATGGGTAAGAGGAACCGAAGTGTTTGTAGTGAATGCGGTGTCAAAGTACCTAGAGTAGCCAAGACTAAACTATGCACTAAATGTTTCATAGATGTGTTTGAACTATGAGTCAACCAAGTTATGAAGAGCTAATGTTAAAAGAACTTATGGAACTATCTACCAAGATGAAGGAAGATACAGGCATAAGAAATACAATGATAACTTATCTCTTTAATAAAAGAAATGAAACCAAGATGACAGCTTCAGTGATTGCTAGCAGCGCTGGTATATCCAGGAAGCATGTATATACAATAGCGAAAGAGAAAGGTATAAAGAATGGCGTACAATCTTAACGACTACTTAGAAGTAGAAGATAGACTAGATGCTTTTTATAAAGCACACCCCGAAGGTAGAGTCTGGACTGAACCAGTAAAAATATCTGATGATGGAACCATGATAATAGTTCATGCTTATGTGTATGAACATAAAGAGGACATCAATCCAGTAAGCACTGGACTAGCCCAGGAGTACAAGGGACAGAATGGTGCTAATAAAAACAGTTGGGTAGAGAACTGCGAGACATCAGCAATAGGTAGAGCATTAGCTAACTGGAAGTTCCAGGGTTCAGCCAAGAGACCAAGCAGACAAGAGATGGAGAAGGCAACAGGAGATGATTCAGTTGTACCTAAGCCAGCAGCTGCACCTAAAAAAAAAGATACAACACAACAGACAATGACATCCCCTTCTAAAGATGATATGGGTGCCATCATCCTAGATATGTGTGGTAAAGACAAGAACTTTGCAACAAGAACATGGGACTTTACTGTTGCAAGAATGAACCTTAAGACTGGTACACCAGAGAAGGTGACTGACTACACAGAAGAGGACCAAAAAGAATTTATAACAGTTGCTTCTGATTATATTAAGAAGCATAAGGAAGAGTTCGCTGCAAGAGAAGGCAACTCGGATGTTGTAAACCGCATCATTGAAAATCTTGATGATGTACAAGAGATAGAAAAATCTAACACAGATGATGTGGTAGTAGTAGGAGAAGATGATATGGGAGAGATACCAGATGGACCATGGAAACAGAATCCAATTAGTGGTGGACAAGTAAGCTTCATCGAGACCTTAATCAATCAAGCTATTGATAAAGGTAAAGATGACCTAGCTGCAGAGGCAAAGCAGTTCCTTAATAGCGGGACAGGCACACAAGGAGATGCTTCAACTTGGATAGACAAACTAAAGAATGTCTAGTCCAGCAGCATTAAGTCAGAAGCGAGTCAAGGAGCCATCCAAAGACTCGCAATCTGGCAAGATATTAGAAGAGCTTAAAGCAATACGTAGAGTAGGTGGCGATTGGTTATGCGCTATTACATTTCAGAAGATGTTTATACCTACGTACTCACAAAGAGTAAGAGACTTAAGAAAGATGGGACACACAATACATAGTCGCCCATGTAATGACCACGAATGGTGGGACCATCAACACAGTGGACAAGTAGCTATGTATATGTATGAACCACCGAGTAACCTTTTTGTTATGTCAGAGTCTAAGTAAGGAAAGGAAATTATGCCACAATTAAAAGATGCGACTGATTTAGAATTGCTGCAAGAGATACTATCAAGGAAAACCAAAGAAGGTTCTCCAGTATTTAAAGAGCATACAATAATTCAGAAGGACCAATCATTACAGCTGCTAGGTATTATGGCTGCTGTGGAGATTACATTAGGTAAAGTTAAACCAGTACAAGAGGAGGAGTAGTCATGGTATTGGACATGTTAATAGAAGATGCTATAAAAGAATCTCCTATGTGGGAGGTTAACAATCCCAGGGTCCATGCTATTGCTAGAAATCTTATGCTGATGGTTACCAATTCAAATACTATTGAGCAAGAGGTAAGCCATGAAGTATGCGGATACTTACTAGGTTTAATCAATGCCTATGGTGACCCTAAGTTTCAAGAACCTATTGGTAATTATGAGGAGGAGAATGTCTAAACAAAATTACGATGCTCTTATAGAAAGACTAGAAAAAATTTCACAAAAATATCCACAAAAAGGATTAGCTGGTGGAATGCCTACTGATAAAGAGGAGGAAGAGTAATGGCTAATCCATTCGATGGACCAGCCATTGATATAAACTCATCAGAGTTTTTTGATATGGTATCTAAAGTTATGATTAATAAACATAACGACCCCGAAGAGGACTTTGATTTGTCCGATGGGTAACATTGCTGAACTCTATTGCAAACTATGTAAAGATATAAAACCTATAGATGGTGACACAGAGACATGTTATGACTGCAACAGAGGAGACATTTAACTTAGCTTCCTTTCGTAGCTAAGTAAGAAGAGACCTACACTATTGCCCTGGTGTAGGTTTTCTTTATACAATCTTTAAATTATCCCAGCCCTTTTTATTTATAGTGAATGTTAGTACACCTGGATGGGACCAGAGACCGCTGCGTGCTGTGAAGTCTAAGCTTTTATCTAAGCTAGGTGCCTGGAACCAAGTCCTATCACCTTGCTGCTTCGCTCTGAAGTGATGGTAGTGTGCAGTAATAAGTATCTGTGCATCCTTAGCTGGTAAGAATCCATACATCTGACCTTTCCACCAGTTCTCTATCTTAGCTTCTGCGTTCCCGCCGCCACCAGACATGTGTCCATGAGTCCAAGCACATGGTATATTTTTGATGGTCATAACCTGGTGAAATCCTTTAGGTATTATTACTTCTACCTTCTTGTATCTATCTGGATTAGCTGCCATTATCTCACGACAAATCTCAAGGTGCATAGTGTCAGTGTTATCTAATCTACTGGTAGCAACTTGACCCTTGCTGGTCCTGCTTGCCTCACCATGGTTACCTGGAGCGCCTGCCAAAATTAATTTATCAGCATGCGGCAAGAATGTCTCAACAGTTTTCATCATCATGCTTCTTGCTAATGCGTATTGCTCAATAAGATTTAACTCTACACTATGTGGTTGGCTCTCGTAGAAAAAAGGTGTACAGTTTTCGGTAAGGTCACCTAATCCTATCATGTAAATCTCATCTATCTTTACACCAGACTTACGTAGCTCTTTGATTCTATTCACTGCATCTTGCAGCGCTATGTCATATCTCTTGATTGTGTTCTCAACTCCATAGTCCTTCTTGCCCAGCTGCCAGTCACTCATAAAGAAACAGAATGCTGTATCACCTCCGAATGTTTTGGGTTTAAGCGGCGGTCTTTTCTTTGCTTGTTTAAATAACTCTTTAAAGTATTTATCTTGACCTGGATTTTTCTTTTTAACTACACCTTTAAATGCAAAGAAGGTTTCAACTGTTCCACCTTTAAGTTGTGTGTTCCAAGATGATGCACGAACTGAACCATCTATCTGATATTTTTCTGGGTCAAATCCCCAGTCTCGAAGTATGTCATCAAACTTTTCTCTAAAGTTTGGGTCAGTGCCTACATGAGTAAGCTCACCATGTCCTGTTGTTTCACTGATATCATAACCTGGTTTCCAGCCAGACTTATAAAAGTTATTACCCCATTCTTCTGGAATATTTACTATATTAACCTCCCTGTTGTGTTTATTATACACAAATAAATGGAGAGATTCTTAGCTTATTTTTTTCTTTGCGTATGTCTTGATTACTGCAAGTGCAGCTCCACCACCAGCTAATGCAGCTAACTCTAATGTATTTGCATCAACAGATATCAAGGGCGCAACAACTAAAGCTCCAAGGAATGCTTCAACGAAAGTCCATATAGTTCTTTCAAGCATATCTTTTAAGTCTTCACTCATCTTATACTCCCACGAATCGGACCAAGGTGTCCACCATACATCCTTCTTGAATGTACCATCTTGATTTCTTTTTCTTTTAAATCTTTCAAACATTATGTTATTAATCTACCTTTAATCATAGCATTAGTCTTAATGACATTACCATTAATCTCTTGTAACTTTTCATATACGCTATCAGCTAGTATCATGTGGTCTTTAGCTTTGTTATCTTCACCATTAAGGTTTATCTTTGTATATTCTATGGTGACATCATCACCTTTAAGTATTGCACCAGACACTTTAGGATATAGTTTCTTGTAAGCGTTAGCACTACTTCCAACCATACCATTAAAGTTTACATCTAAGTCTTGTTGTGAGTCACCAATTATCAAACATCCGCTGGTATGCTCATCACTATTCCCTTGATGAATTAATATATATTCAAATCCTGGTACATCTTCTAACCACAACATCCCACGATGGAAGGTAGGATATTTCTTGGTATAACGTGTATTAAATGACCCAACTGTTCTAAGTTTAATTTTGTATGTGCCTTCTGGTATGCAGGTTTCGTGCATTACTTTGACTGCTTGGTATTGGTCCTCTAAAGTATAACACTCAAACTTACCATCAATAAACAGCATCCCATTAGTTGCATCCTTACCAAATTGTGTCCTAACTACTTGCAGTTTCACAGTGTTCACTCCCATACTTACAGTTACATATAGTTATATTAGTATAGTCATTGTCAGCTAGATATGTTCTGCATTTAATGTCCATGACCAGCTGCTTCTAAATAAGCTAGTCGAGATTTCAAATCGTTAAGTTCCCACATATTATTGTTAACACTTTGTATTTGTGTTTCTACTCTAGTCAAAGAATCATTAAGGTCTTGATACTCCCACTTTTCTAGTAAGTAATATCTATCTAAATCAAACCCACCATCTCTAACTGTTTGCTCTAAGTTATATAAGTTAGCTTGTAAGGTAGCCATCTCTTCATTAAACCTACCGACATTCTGTGCAGCCATCTCTAATGATTGTATCTTCTCATACAGTACAGCTATATCATTCTGTACATAAGTGCTATCTTTAAGGGTTACAAATTCATACTCAATGTTATTCATCCTGTCATCAATTCCTGTAAGAGTTATAAGTACAGCGTTAAGAGATTGAATACCTGCACCAACAGAGGACATAAGAGCTATACCTGTTACGACTAAACCTAGATTATCTTTAAGTTTTTTAAACACTACTTACCTATCGGACAAGTGTTGCACATACCAGTACATAAACCACAAATCATTTAGCCACCTATCTTCCAGATTATCTCTGTAATCTCTGAATCAATATTTTGTATGATGTTCAATACATCACTAAGTTTGCTGTTTGAATTTATAACTTCTACTTGTAAGGCAGTAACTTCTTGTTGTAAATCATTGACTGTTTTAAATAACCAACCAACAAGAGCAGCTAAACCACCTTGTAATACTTGACTTAAATTTACTTGTGCTTTCATATATCCCTACATACTTAGACTACCAACAATTAATATAACTGTGGCAACCAATCCCAATACTTTATAAAATTCTGATTTATCTAACTTCTCATCTAGCTTCTTATCTATGTCATCTAACTTATCAAATATCATTTGATTCAATTCTTTCTGTGTAAAGCCATTGGAAGCTGTCATTATGGAAGGTCATCTTGTGTTAAGAAATCCCAGTCCTCATCAAAGTCGTGGGCAAGGATTAAAGTTTCAGCTGTTGCAAGATACTTAATAAACTTGTACATTTCTTTGCAACAATAGCCGACAATAAATCCTATTAAATAATCCATACTATGAATTTTATCATAGGTTTATTTATTAAGAAGGTTTAGGGTTATCAGATTTTACTTGTGCAATGTGGTCAGCCCAGGTAGTTGTACCATTGACACCATCCCAGTACTGCATATCTAGTTGTTCTTGTACAGAACCATACGCTTCTTGCCTAGCTTGTATGTAACCAAACTGTTGGTCATACCATTTATCGTTACCTAAATCAATTTTAGCTTGTGCATAATCAGCATCAGTAAACTCTAGTCTTTCGTTATTAACTAGCTTATATAAAGGTTTAGCATCTTCAATCTCTTGGTCTGCTAACGCTTGTAGTTCTTCTTGTGTTGCCATATCTCTCCTATCTTACCATACTAACTTGATAATTTATACATTGTAAAAGTACCACTTGCTATAGTGCCACTGTTTGGATAAAACCTTAAACCATTTACTTGACTATTGCTAGTAAACACTGCTGCACCCTGGTTGCCTATTGTCAAAGCTGTGTGCGATAACTGTACATTTTCTGCTGTGAGATATGTATATTGATTGCTGTCATTTGCGTTGTATAAATAAATAATTCCATTCATTTGTTCTCCTGTACTGTTACCTACAGCAGTTGTTAAATCATAATAAGTTTCATTAGTATTTGCTTGATTACTATAAGTTGTATCAGTTCTTATAGATAAAAAAGCTCTATCATAATTTGCAGTTGTATTGAGTGTTGAACTTTCTAAAACTCTTGCTCTTAAATCTGCTGCGTCAGAAGTAGGTATATATCCATTGACTACAATCATATAAACATCATCAGTAGTCGTGCCAATTAAATCTACATAAGCTGTTGAGCTTGTTACTGTATTTGTTGCTACTTGTACTAATCCCATTAACCGACTTTCAACCCATAAGTTCTAAAGGTGCCTGTGTTTATATTGTAGTTATCTCTGTTGATAAAAGAATAACCTGTAATACTAGATTGTTGTCTTAAAATTCCTATACCTTTAGACATATGAGGAATTTCTGTAGTAGATGGATAAGACATCCTTCCAGAACTTTGTTGTACTTGGAATGTATAAGTATCTGATTGAAATGGATTGAATACCCACATTATCATATTTCCATTACCATTTTGTGAACCATTATCGTGATACAATATTGCAATTTCATTTCTACCAGCACCACCAATATTAAGATAAGTTCCACTAAAATTTCTTGCAAATAACATTTCGCTATCATAAGTTGTATCTGTAACAACACTGTCACTAGAGTTTATTAATTGCATATCCATAGAGTTATTTTCTCTTTGAGTACCAGCCAATGTATCAGTGACTTGAATGCAATAAGTATCGTAATCAGCAGAAAATACATTTGTAATGTTTATTCTATTTGCTGGTGTTCCAACAGTTGTTTCATCAATTAGTATTAGATTACTCATTGCTTTACACCAAACAATTTTGCTTGTAGATTTGTTATGTTATTACCTACAGACCAAGTTAAAATTTGTAGTCCATCAACAACACTTTTTTGTGGCAATATGCTACCACCAAATTCTGAAATTAAAGCATTATCTCCAAAATAAATACCTGCTGTATGTTCGTTTGTATGTGTGTACCTATTTGATTTTCCTGCATTGTATATGTAAACATAACCATTATCTGGGTCATTGGAATTACTACCACCACCACCTAATCTTACATAAGAATGTCCTGTACTACTTGGCTGTGAATAAGTTCCTGTAGCTCTCATTTGTTGATGTGCAGACTGATAAACACTATCAGTTTCTAATGTGCCATTTTCATAAAATCTCAATACTGGTCGAGCATTAGAAGCATCTACTTCAAATCCTTTATATTGTAATAGGTGAACATCATATTCGCTTTCTTTTATATTTGTAAACTCCATAGTTGCTGTAGAAGAAGTAATACTTTTTTCTTCAATAAATTCTAATGAACCTAAACTAGCAACACCACCTAGTAAGCCAAACTTAGCTTGTCCAATAGGCATATTAACTCCAGTCTTGTTGTGGTACTAAATAATAATTTGTTCCATCAAAGAGAACTGTAACTATATCTATCTTTCCAGAACCAGTTGTCATTGTCCAACCACCACCACCTGCTGTTTTAGCAGCAACTGTGTTGATTGTAGAAACAACAGTTCTATCTGTGCTGTCTTGTGTAAATCGTACTGTGATAACTGTAGCTCTACCTGCTGGTAGGTTACTGATTGTCCAAGTAGTAATGTTCTCTGATAAAGCAACTGTAAAAAATCCACCAACACTTGCATCTAAAGTTAATGTACCTGAACTAGAAGTAACAGCAGTAACATCTTCTGATACTGTGTTGCCTAGTTGTATAGTGCTACTTGCAGTTTTCTCTTGTATGTTATCTACTTTAAGTATTGAACTCATAATCTATCCTTTAGGGTACTTATCTTTTGTTTCTTGTATTGTAGCTTTCCAAGCATCAAGTCCATTATGAAAAATGTCATCAAGCTGGTCTGGAATACTAGGATAAGCAAATGCTCTATCCTGCTGAACTTGTAGTTCTTCTTTTTTACTATCAAACTCTGCTTGTGTTGGTATAGTAGCTCCATCTTTTACAACTTGTACATTAGATAAAACTTCTCCATCTTCTGGATTTATCCAACCATACCAATCTGGTATATCTTTATTAAACTCTGCTAATACTATTTGAAATTCTATTTCCATATTATGTATCTCCTAATTTAAAAAATTGTATAGCTGACCTAGTTTCAGTTGTTGAACCTGCTACAGATATTGTTCCAGAAACTGTTGGCATTGTTAATTTAACTTTATCATTAGAAATATTTGTTATATCAAGAATTACAGATTTTTGAGCCATATGAGCTTGATTGCTAGGTGCTTTAACAGAAATATTAAATACTTGGTCCTCTGATGAAAAATCATCATTGGTCGTGTACATCCCTAAAACAAAATACGCAGGGCTTCCTGTTGTTACATTAGCTGTTAAATAAAAATTTACTAAATAATATCCTGTACTAGGAAAACTAAATATTCCAGATGTTTCTGTTACTCCAGAACCTAAGTTACCTTGTAAAGTTCCTGTTGGTCTAGCCCAATTAGTTATAACAGTTTGTGTTGATGTTATATTAGAAGTTATATCGTATTGGTCAGCGACTGTTAAACCACCTGCACTAATATCAGAAGTCAAAGCCATAGTTCCTGTTGTATTAGGAATAGTAATTGTCTTGTCTGAACCTAGTGAACCACCATTAGTAAGTACTGTATAGTTACCTGCTCCATCATCTATCTTTATTTGTCCTGGCATTTATGCTCCTGGCTTAGGATTGTTGTCTTTTACTTCTTTTAATGCTGTAAAAAATTCACCTGTGTTATCTAGTGTACCATTGTTTATATCGTGCCATAGCTTATCAAATTGTTCTCCAAGCTGTGGATAAACTCTATCTCTTTGGTATTGGTTAGCATCATACTCTGCTTGTAACCTAGCTTGTTCAGTAGCAATAGCTTCATCAGTAGGTTGTGTTATATCTTCACTATGCCAAGTAACAATTTCATCTCCAATTAATGTTACTTCTGCATTAGGTTCTAAACTTATTATTGCATCTAATTTACTAATCACGAGCCAATCTCCAAAGCCATTATTGATGCTGTATAATTATTAAATTGACTTCTACAACTTGTACTATCTCCATTTTTCATTTGTGCTTTATAAGTTACTGATGATGTACTAGATGGACTATCTAAATGTATTATTGTCATTGGAAAAACATTGTAATGTTCAAGGTTAGACCCATCTCTTTGTATAAATTCCCTAACTGATATAGCTGTGCTATCTCTTAGAACTTGCCATTGTGCAAAACCTGTTGCAGCGAAAGAGCCTGGTTTATCAAGTCTTACATTATCGTTGTATATTACTAAAATTTTACTACTTGCAGAACTTGGCGTAATGTTAAGTGTTACATTTGTAATATCAACATAACTTGTAGATGTAGTTGATTGTTCTGTAGAACTTGTCGTGCTAACAACTTGTAATACTTTACCACCACTAATAGAAGGGATAGCTCCATCTTTAATTAAAAGACCATCAATGGTTACACCACTTGCACCTGTATATTCATTGATTGTGTTTACTTGTATTTCACTCATAGTATTACCATTGTACCAGCATTTGTCACAGTACCTGTTATTGTAATAGGTCCTGCTAATACTGCACCCTCTGTTGAAGCAACTGTATATGTTGCAGCTTGTGTTTGATTATGTCTAAAGATACCACCTGCTGTTGATAAAGCTATTCCACCTTGATTCCAGTCAGCCATATCTGTGTTGTCTAACTCGTAGTGTATTCCATTAGCAATACCATCTGTAAGTGTAAAGTCTGAATCTCCATCAATAAGTGCAGTTGCTGAACCTACTGAACCTGGTTCAAACTGACTAGAGGTAGAGTTATAAACTAATACCTGGTCGTTTGATACACCAGAAGTAGATACATCTGATAAATCTCCAGCAGCTATTGTTATCGGTGCTGTACCATCAAAGTTATTTCCTGCTATTGCTCTTGGTGTTGCTAAAGCAGTAGCTGTTGCAGCATTACCAGTAGTGTTAGCATTTATTGTTGCGGGTAAACTTATAGTTAAAGTTTGTGCAGTAGCTGTTGTTTCTATTTCATTAGCTGTTCCTGCAATAGTTAGCTGTTGTGTATCTAAATCTACAACTGTAGTAGCAGAACCATCTCCAACTGTTAAGTTGTCATCTACTGATACAGAATCAACATAAGCTGTAGTAGCTACCTTAGTGCTATTGTCTCCTGCTGATTGTGTTGTAGCTGTTACTCCACTTGCTAATACAGAAGTAGCTGTAACATTACCAGTCGTATCTCCAGTTACATTACCTGTAACATTCCCAGTTAAGTTTCCAGTAACATCTCCAGTAACATCACCTGTGACATCGCCTGTTAAGTTTCCTGTAACGTTTCCTGTGACTGCACCAGTAAGATTACCAGTTACATTCCCTGTTAAGTTACCTGTTACGTTAGTTGTTATTGAACTTGGCAGCCCTATTGTAAATGTTTGACCACTTAAAGTTGCTTCAACTTCATTAGTAGTTCCTTGTATTGTCAGTGTTTGACTATCTAAATCTACTGCACTTGTAGTAGAACCATCTGTTATATCTAAATCTTGTGCTGTTGTTACAGTATCTACGTAAGCTGTTGTTGCAACTTTAGTAGAGTTATCTCCAGAACTTTGTGTTGTCGCTGTTACTCCATTAGCTAGGACCGATGAAGCTTGAACTGTACCTGTGGAGTTACCAGTTAAATTACCAGTTACATTACCTGTAACATCTCCAGTCACATCTCCTGTGACATTACCAGTGAGATTACCAGTAACATTTACAGTTATAGAACTTGGTAAACCTATGGTAAGTGTTTGACTTGATGCAACAGTTTCTATTTCGTTAGTAGTACCAACAATATTTAATGTTTGACTGTCTAAATCTACTTGTCCTGTACCACTTGTACCAGTGAAGTCTAAGTCTTGTGCTGTTACCTGGCTATCTACATAAGCTTTAATAGATTGCTGCGTTGATACATGTACTGCACTATTAGATGACATATCATCTTCATCTTTTACTGCATTACCTGCAACTATCTGCGTACCAGCTGTGTTAAAGTTGACATCTATTCTGTCGTTTAAATCTTCTATGTGTTGTTGAAGTGGAGACATACGTACAACAGAACCAGAAGCATGTGATAATCCAGATGATGCAGCAGAACCTGTTAAAAATCTTTTGTTTATGTTATCTAGTGTCAGTGTTTTTGTACCAACGTTAATGCTAGTTACAAGGATTACTTCTCTATTAGTTGCACTATCTGGATTTAAAACTAAATAACAAGGTGCTGTTAATGTATTGGAAGCTGAATCTACTACAGAGTTTACTGTAAGTGTTAAGTCAGATGCACCGATAGTACCTGTTAAGGTTGTCTCATAAGCGTTTAATAAGTTAGTTTCTTGTGCTGTCATTCTATCCTAGTTTTCCTACTCCTAATAGTTCTATTCCTAATCCTACTCCAGATGTTGAAGTTTGTATTACTTTACTACCTCTAAATCTAACTAAGCAATAGCTTGTAACAGAACCTCTAGGACTTATCTCCTCAATAGGACTGCTAACATTTTCTATTATACCTCGTAATAAAGTATCTGGTCTGAATATCTCTAATTGAACATTCTTACCTTCTTTATTTCTTAACGCCTGGTAAACCAAATCACCTTGACCATTAACTCTTAAAGCTTTTCTAAATGGTCGTTCTACTTGGTCCGATATATTAATAGGCATATCTACAACTAAGTCATTAACTAACTGGAAACCTCTAATAGCAAAAGCTAACATCTCTGGTGTTTGTGTAACATCATCAGTATTAAGTTCTATTTTACCTGCTATCCATCTACCATCTACTAGAGTCATAACCTCTTCATCTCCACCAGTACCAGAAAATACAGATACTTGTTCGGACCATGTGGTAGCTGTTGGATTATTTATATCAGAAGCAATAGTAGAACTGTATAACTTTACTGAACCAGAAGTTACTACATTAGTATTTAGCTTTGCACCTACCCACTGTTTCTTTTCTGATGTAAAGAAATCTGCAAGCGGTGTAATGATATATCCTGTAGCTACATAGTTTGTGCTTTCTCTATAAGCACCACCAGCAGATACAGTAGAAAACAATCTATCAGAGAAAACAGCTATGCCTCTAACAATGCCGCTTTCAGCAAACTCCAAGTCTCTAGCTATACCACCTGTTGGTAAGTAGTATCGCCACAAATTAGTTTTGCTAGCGCTATCAATAATACCTGTATAGATACTATCTCTTGTAGATATAATTCTGTAAGGTGCCTGGTCTAAAGTAGAAGCTCCATCACCCCATTGTTTTATTAATTGTGCATTAATCAAGACATATAAACTATTAGCGTTAGTTATTTCTGCTCTATATAATCTACCTATCTTTCCACTAGCTGTGTTCTGATAAGTACCATAGAAGATAAACCCTTGCGCTGCATCTATTGCATTAGGCACTTCACCTTCTACAAAAGTTTGTCCTTTAATTGTTAATGTAGATGATTCATCTGCTAAAGAATATATATAGCCATCATCTGCACAAGCAAGAACTACTGCACCACCATCAGTAACATCTGTCCAAGAACTACCTGTTGGCAATGCTTTTATTGTTGCTGGATTAGAAGTACCTGTTACTTCATAGAGTTCTCCATTGGTGCCACTTGCAACTAATCTACCCTTCATACTCCATATATTGTCAAAAGTTTTGTGATTGTTGTGTACTGCATAACTACCAGCACTGTTTCTTATATAGATATCTCCATTAGCTACTAGGTATAATTTAGTTCCTAAGATAGCCATACCAGAAATATTATTACCACCACTAGGAGTACCATCATCTGCGGCACTACCTGTTAATGGTGTTGCTATTATCTTTAAAACTGGACCAGAAGAATAAAATATTTCTCCACCTAACTCTTGCATATAAAGATTTGTTTCAGTAGATGTTTGTACTTCATCAGTATCATGCAGTAAAGATACGTGGTACTCTTCACCAGCTTCTTTGCCACTAAATACATCAATACCTTTACTATCCCAAAACCTTGAAAAATCTGTATCGGCTGCATTTCTTCTATGTGCTTTATCTAGACCACCACCACCAGCAAAATCTGTTCTGGAGAATATCTGACCAAACTCTTGTTGAAAATCTTCTGGTGTTTCTGATGTTTGTATAGCTTGTGCCTGGAGAGGAGCAGTGTTTATATTCATCTGCCTTCCTGGTCCAACAGCAAAGCGTAAGAATAAATCATCTAGGTTTGCTTCAAATCCTTGTGACTTAGGTTCAGATGTATTAGAGGGTGAAGGTAATACAGACATTATGCACTGTAGTTAATGTTGCTTATTGCTACTGCTTGTGGATATAAGCTGCGTAAATCTCCTCTTGCTTCATCAATAAGTAACGACCTTAATCTTAGCAAAGCGTTTCTTAATCTTTCACCAGAACCAACTGGATAACTCTCTGCAGCTAATTTCTCTGTAATAAATTCTTGTGTCGAAGCATCTACATCTGTTGCTCCCATAATATCTGCTACTGCTCCTACCATAACTATTTGTTGGTAGTTATCTTCTAGCAAACATACAGTTGCTAAGTCATCTGCTTCAGTAGCTGGTCTAGCAAATTTTCTTTTAACAACTAAGTAAACTGTTTTACCTAGTGATGTATTAGAAAACTGTACAGCTGCACCTGTTGAAGATGGTGGGAAGTTAGTAAGTAACTCTATTCCAGCTGATGTATATTGCGCACCAGAAGAGTTCTGTACATAAGAATTAATTACAAGAACTGTAGTTGCTGGTACTTCTGCAAAGGTAGAATTAGAAGTTACATTAGTTGTAGTTACATTATATAAACTTGGGTATAGTCTTTCGATGTTGTCAGCTAGTGCATCAAACACAGACTTACGAGGAAACGTAGGATTAACATATAAGTTTACTTCATCTGCATGAGAAGCAGCATCTGTACCTGCGTATCCTCTTGATACAGTTAAAGTCCTGGTAGAAGTATTAGCTGAAGTAACTAGCATTAACTCCTGGTCAATTTCTATTAAGGCACCATTGCCCAAAAGATTCTCTTCTTCAGCACTAAACAAGTTATTTTCATAAGTTAAAGAAGTAACTGAATTGTTTATAGCTCCTTCTAATCTTGAGAACGCAGATAAGTCATCTGGTTTATTTAAAAAATCTCTATATATTCTGTCCACTAATGTGCTTACTGCTGCCATATATCTCCATATTACTAGAGGGAGAAGTATTTATCTCCCTCTAATAAATATACTATCTATCCCCTAATTAGGCGGTAGCTAGGTTTGTTATTTTTGCATGGAATTGTTCTGGACCATATTCTAATCCAATTTCTCCATAGACTTGATACTTGTAAGCTGCTCCAGATTGAGCTAATGGCTCAACGAAGAAGTGTCCTTTTCCTGGAATGTCCAAGAAAACTGGCTTACAAAATGATAAGTCAGCAATCAAGATATCATCAGTTGGTATGTGTCGTTCAAAAACAATACCTACTTGACCGAAGTCAGTTTCGATTGTTGTAATGTTAACACCACCGATTGTTCTATCTCTTGGCGCTAATGCTAACGCACTTGAATAGATTGATGATAGCTTTTGCTTTTGAAAAGCATTAGCAAAGATAACTGGTTGCTCGAAAGGAGCGCCAGAATCTGCCATTTTTTTCATAGCTGAATCTACCATAGCTTGTGTAAGAGCTGCTGCTCCACCTGCAACTTCATTAGTTGAAACTGCTGTGAGCATTCCTCTTGATTTACGAGCTGTTGATACATCTGTATCAGCAACATAGGCACCTTGTATAAAGGTATGCTCTATGTCTCTTGCAGCTCTTTTTAGTGACATATCTAATTGAAACGCCAATTCATCTTGAACTGGTTGGTTACCAATGATAGATTGTCCACTTAAGTTTCCTACAGCTGCTTGCTTTGTATAGGAAACGTTTACACCATATTGCATAATCTGTGTAACGTTAGTTACTTCGCTTCTTGTTCTCTCTGCAAATGATGGGTCCGCACCTTCAACTGCTACTGTTTGAGCAGCTGCTGCGTTGTCCACTGTTTGCCAAGTGAATTGTTTAGAAGTTACAGATTTACCGCCTGTCATGCCACCGATGGCTGATAGGAAAGGTGTGTCGTTAGGGGTTATGTTAAATAACTCTCCTACGTAATTAGGCAAATCATACGAATCGCCCATTCCACTTACTGCACCCATTTAATTCTCCTTTTTTTATTTAATTAATAGAGAATAATTTTTATAATTTTTTCTCCATTAGGGCTTTTAATTTTTCTGCTTTGAGATTTGAACTTGTTTGCCAATCACCATCTTGCTGCGCTTGTGCAATTTGGTCATCTACGCCTACTGGTTCAACTGGTACTGATGCTTCTATAACAGTATCTAAGTTCTGTTGACTTGTTACTACCCTTGCTTTTTGTGCAT